ATGCAGGAAGCAGCGTCATATGCACAGGCAAAGCAGTTTGCGGCCTTCAATCACGCAAACGCAGCTAAACCAATCGAGGGGGTAGGCGAGTTGAAGGCTCGTATCCCTCTTTCTGCTTTCCATTACTGGGGTCAACGCCTTGGTTATGAGTGCTGGAATGATGAAGAGTTCACTAACGACTTCATTAGGCACAACCCGGAAATCGCTGTTAATAACCGGGTCAAGCGTTCCGTCGTGAACGGCGCTATCTTTACAGCAGACGGTTACCTCACAAAATGAGAACCACCCACTTTTCCCCTATCCTGTTTAACTCGCTGCAACTTGCAGGACAGGATCGTCATAACATCTCGGAGGAGACATTCGCTCAATTCCGTGATTTCAATAACGAACGCCTTCGTGTCGCCTGGGAGTTGCAGGACTGGCCCGACCTCACCCGTGTCGCCCAACTGACAGTCACCAATGATGGTGCTGGCTTGGTTACTGCTGCCATTCCTGCTGATGCTGGTGAAGTGTTTTCCTGTTACGACAAAGACCCTCTCGTAACCACGAAGTCTGTTACGTTAAACTTCCGTCTGTATGACGATGGTATTACGCAGAAACTGGTCTTCCTTTCCGACCCTGGCACTGTCTACGGAGAGTATCGCATTAAGCGTCCAGAACTCGTAGGTGACCTGTATGCACCAACTGTCGGCTATTCTATCGGCGCTCAGTGCTATTTCGATTCTGGGAGCAATACTGGCACTTATACTCCTGTAGCCGGAAAGCCTCACTACGGCAATTTCTATAATTGCATTGATAACACTACGGCCGGTCAGTCCCCGTCTACGCATCCAGCCAAGTGGCAGATCGTAACCATCCCCTACATTTTTGCGTCGTATATGGCGCGTGGTGCTTTTTCAGACTGGCTTCGTTCTGAGCTGCAAATGGAAGCCTCCCAGGTCGCAGAGGCTGAAGCAGAGCGATACATCATTGATGCTATCGACATCGTCCTTCGCCAGCAGAAGCAAGTCAACCGCATCAATATGAATCAAACCTACTAATTTATGTCGTATATCTCAACCTCATCTCCGTTTGTCCGAACTTTTACGCATTCGGATGTCTCGGCCTCTAATGCCGGGATTACTCAAATCCTGGCAGCTGCTTCGGCTACTGAGAAGCGTATCATTGTGTTCGTCCAGAACAAGTCTGCTACCGCCAACCTGTATGTTATCTACAGCGCCACGGCTAGTGTTGGCATCCTAGTGCCACCCCTGTCTAATACGAGCATTGAGAACTACACGGGTGCTGTCCGGGTTATTACCGACTCTGCTACCTCCTCTACGGTTCACCTCGCATACGCACAGGTCTAATGGCTCTACAAGCATCTGTTGGTTTCCAGATCCCTACGAATGTCGTAGAGGTCGGTAACGAGATTACGACTGACCAGTTGGCTGCTATCACAAGTGCGCCCAACAGTCCTTCAACAGCAAATCCGTTTGCTACTAATTCCTTTGTAACAGGACAGGGATATGTGACATCCTCTGGCCTTAACACAGACCAAGTATACGCAATTGCACTTACAAGCAACATTTCCTCATTTACTTGGAGTGGGAGTTTTTGGTCTGGTACTATTGATACTGAGACTCCATATTTTTCCGCTAACAAAACAGGTTTATTTAAGTTCCAGTTGAATGGTTACTATACTTTTACGCCTACTTGGGTTGGAAGTGCTTTTACTCTTTCTGGTCAATCTGATGATTTAATGTACACCACCACAGGGACTGGTGAGTCCTTTACAGTTACTTGGAATGGGTGGCTCGTCGCTATCCCGGTAATCTAATTTCTATGTTTACACTCCTTCTATCCCTTACAGTCATTGTCCTAGCCTTCCTAGGAGGCTTCTACGCTGGCATCAAGAATGCCAAGTCCGAGAAGGTTTCTTGGGGCAAGGAAATGCTCAACAAACTCAAGTCCAAAGAGTAAGTGCCATCCCGTGAGTATGCAGTCGATGGTGACCAAGGGTTCATCGGCTTGAACTCAAGGGACAACCCGGTCAATCTGGGTAAGAACTTCGTCTCCAGGTCGCAGAACTTCCGTATGGATCGTGGCGTTGCCACCCTGCGGAAAGGCGCTGAACGGCTTACCCCAGCTGCGTTCGTAGCCACAGGCCGTCAAGTCTTTGCCAGTTGCACCTACACGGACAGCACAGGCGTAGAGTACATCATCCTTATTACTGGCGATGGCCTGTATAAGTTTAACCAAGAGTTAGAGTCCTTTGCTTCTGCCTTCGTAGCCTTCCCCGGTGGCGAGGTTATCACGGCTGCCGACGATGTGGATGCCTACCAAGCCCAAGGTAACGGCTATGTCTATATCTGCCGTGGGTTCTCTAAGACCGTCCTCCGTTGGGATGGGGCTACGACTATCGCTATTCCGGCTGCTGGTACTCATCACCACTACCCTGCCAGCCGTCACGCTATTTACTACGGTAACCGTCATATCGTCCAGACGGACGGGAACACCTTCAAGGTAAGCCATTATCTTTCTGATAGCGCTTGGTCTTCATTGGATATGTTTAGTATCAATGATGGTGGTAATGACCGTCTGGTTGCTCTTACGCCTTGGACTCTGAATGAGTTCGTGGTGTTTATGCGTAACAGCATCTTTTACGCTAATGTTGGCGTAGGGGCTTATAACGCAGGGGATGCGGCGCACGAGTCCGACTCCTATGTCAAGTCCTTGGCTACCGATATTGGCTGTATCGCCAAGAAGTCCGTAGTCCAGGCGGGTGGAGGTATCTTCTTCCTGTCCGACAATGGGGTCTATGTGGCTAACCCGGCTTCCTCTGGATCGGCTGGTACTAGCGCCTCAACCCCAGAAGGGATGCGTCTCCTTACCATCGCAGAGCCTCTGTCCTCCCCCATTTCGGATGTCATCGAGCGTATCAACTATAACTATGTTGATAAGGCCGTAGCGACCTACTTCGAGAACCGTTACTATCTGGCTGTGCCGTTGGACTCCTCTACGGTCAACAATGCCGTCTTGGTCTATAACTTCGTTAACAAGGCTTGGGAGTCCGTGGACACCTATCCTGCCGGGTTAGACATCAAAGCGTTCCATATCGCCAAGAAAGGCAACCGCCGCCGCCTGTTCGCTATCGACCAGCAGGAAGGCGTTTACCTTATGGAGAGCCTGGAGTGGGACGAGTTTGGTAGTGCCACACTAACCCCGCTTCTTGATAGCCCTTCCTTTAAATTAGACTCGATTGGGGCTACCCTGCTTTCTGGGTCTTTTACCCCCAACGCCATCCAAGGTGTCCTTACGACCCGTGCATACGCCTTCGATACTAACCGTGAGAAACGGTTCTCTAGCGTACAGGCTGACATCTCTATGACCGTTGGCGCGGATATGTATATCGACCTTCTGGTAGTAAACCCAGACAGCACAACTCGGCTGAACTCTTTCTTTGCCGACGCTAACGAAGATTACCTTCTTCGACTCCCTGCTCGCAAATCTGGGTATTACGCCCAAGTTCAGTATACGGTAAACGCATACAGACCTTCTATCCGATCTACCACAGTCCAAGCAATCGTACCAGGTCAAATGACCGCATCTAAAAAATAATGGCACAAATCCAATCCCCACTTACATTTACCTCTGGTCAAGTCCTAACGGCTGCTGACCTAAACGCCCATGTCAATAGCGCAACGCTTTTGGCTGGGCATATCACCGACCAGACGGCTGTCACGGCCTTCGACATCCAGTCCACAGACATTTTCAACATCTATGACACTTCTGGGGCTGTGCTTCGCAAGGCTACGGTAGATGACTTGATGCGGTCTGGGATGATTGCCACCTTCAATACCATCAGCGGTAAGGCTGGTCAGAACCTAACGATTACCCCTGCAAGCACTTATGCTGTCGCAATTATTGGCAACCTTACTTCCAGCGGCACATTGTCGGTCACAAGCACATCTACCCTTACTGGCGATGTAACTGCTGGCGCTAACCTTACGGTTACTGGCCTTGCGAACTTCAATACGACTGAGGCAATTAAGATCCCTGTAGGCACTACTGCCCAGCGTCCGGCATCTCCTGTTGTTGGTCAAATCCGTTTCAACTCCACCTTAACCGCTACGGAGATTTACAATGGCACTACTTGGGATGCAGTCCCTGTGGCTGGTACTAACCTTACGCTGCCTAATACGGTTAACTTCACCGGGGATATTCAGTTTAACGGGACTCCTGTATACGCTTTATCTGCTATCACGGAGGAGACTATTCCAACTAGCGGTTATAGTTCTGGTATTTTGTTTACATCTTCACCATTTACAAAACCAAGTGACGAGATTTGGCATTTTGAAATTGAAGGAACTATTGCAAGAAACAATAGTATTGGGGTTGGAACTCACGCTTTACAATTTATCAATACATCGGGAGTTTCGTACTCTCAATGGCTATTTTATTTCACTACTGGTAGTATGAACCAAGACGCATCGTTTAAAGCAAGTTGGGTTGTTAATTCTGGAACTGCTTTGACCGTAGAAACAGTTCGTGTTAGCCCAAACGCTAATTCAAACATTGCTCAATCTGGAGTTAACAAGTTCCGCATCTACAAATACCGCACCGCTTAATCTTATGGCTGACCCAACACCAGACTCTTCACAATACCTAGGGGAAATGGGCGGGGCGCTTCGTGCCCAAGCCAAAATCCTTCCGCTTCAAGCAGAACAGGAACGCCTACTCTCTGCTCAACTCCAGCAGAACCAACTGGGGGGCTACGGTCAGTATGTTACCGGCCTTCTTGGTTCGTATCAAAACCTCAATCAACAGACTCAGCAGTTCCAATCTCAGTATGCTGGACAGCAACTTGGTATGCTTGGCAGTCTTGGTGCTGGTGCTACAGGTGCTGCTATTGGTTCTCTCGACGCTACAACCCGTGGCATCTACAGTACCTTCGGTAACCAGGCTCTGTCCGATCTACAGATGGGCAGTTCCCTTAACCAACAGGAAACGGAACAGGCTCAACAGGCAGCCCGTGCAGCTGCCCAATCTCGTGGTCTTCAGTTCAGCCGTCAAGGTGGCGACCTGGAGATTCTGAATACCTACAGTATGGGTCAGAAGCGTCTCAAAGAACGCCAGGCTACAGCCCTGCAAGCCTATGGTCTAGGTCAACAGCAACAGGCTTATGGCGCTCAGACCTATCTAACACCGGCCTACAACGCATCTCAGCCGTTTGGTCTTGCTGGGATGTATGGACAAGGGATGGCTGGCTACGGCAATTTGGGTCAAGGCTTCCTTAACCCGGAGTCTCAGTACCTTGCCAATATCCGCGCTAACCGTATCCAGCAGGAGAATGCTGATGCGGCTGCTTCCGCACAAAAGTCCGCTGGTCTTGCTAGTGGCCTTGGTGCTATCGCTGGTGCTTTAATCACCAAGTGCTGGGTAGCCCGTGAGGTCTACGGATCGGATAACGCCAAGTGGGTGTTCTTCCGTGACTGGCTTGAGTCCGACGCACCGTCCTGGCTTGACCAACTCTACGAACAAGAGGGCGAGCGTTTCGCTAAGTTCATCTCTGACAAGCCTCTTCTCAAGAACATCGTCCGCAAGGCTATGGACTTGGTCGTAGGCTAACCAACTTATATGGCATCCCCTTTCCAGAAATATCAAGGCGAACAAGTACAGCAAATCCCGGCTGGCTATGTTGAGGCTATGGGTTCGATGGGTAAGGCTTATGCCTCCATCGGTCAGTCTATTGCTGGTGGCATCCAAGAGGCTGATAAGAAGGCTACCGAAGAAGCCAAGATGCAAGGTGCGTTAGCCCCTTATATTAAGAACGACAAACGAGTCCAAACCGTTGAAGGGATGATTCGTGGTGGAACGCTTGTAAAGAAAGATGACGGTACTGTTGAAGTTAATCCGATCTATGAAGGCGTTTGGGATGGGGCTAAGGCAAAGCCCATTATGGATTTCTACAACCAGACAGGTGGCGACGGCTCTAAGTTGACTGGTAAGGATTTAACTAAGTTTGCTACTGAGTTTGAGTCTCAACAGAAGTATGACGCAGCACAGTCAGCCAAAGCAGACAAGGAAGTTGAGCGCCAAAAGACGCTTGCTGAAATTGAAAAGTTAAAGGCTGATGCAGCGGAGAAGATGGCTGGTACGGCTGCTAATGCTGTTGTCGCTGGATACGCTTCTGGAACTCCGTTTGCTCCTCAACCGACTGCTCCTCTGGGCTATACGCCACAAGCACAACCTGGTCAACCAACTCCAGGTCAAGTGCTTCCTGCGAACTCCACTGGTGGAATCAATCTAAGTGATATCAAGACATCTCCCGGTTTTGATGTAAACCGATACAACGCTGGAATGAAGTTGTCTGGCGATCTGAATGCAGCTCCTGTAGCGCCTCCTGCTCCTGCTCCAAACCTTGCTCCTCCTGCCCAGTCCCGTGGTCTTCCATCACCTAGCATAAACATTTCAGAGGTTGTTGCTACTACTGAAGCACTTCGTGTTGAGTATTTTACGCAGTATGAAAAGGACTCAAACTCCCTTAAGGCAGAACAGGCGGCTGCTATGATTGCTCTTGGGAGAACTGGCGGGGCTACTCCAGAACGCATTAAGTCATTAAACGAAACTTTTAAGGTTCGTAAGGATAACCTTGATAAGTCGTATGCTGAACGCACAGTATTAATTGATTCCCGTGTTAAGGCTGCTGCTACTATTACAGCCGAAGCACGAGAAGTGCAAGCCGACAAGTTCAAGGCAACTGCGGAAAAACGTGCAGAAGACACAGCCAAGATTGCTAAAGAACGTGCAGAGGCTGATAAGAAGGAAGACCAGCGTAAGGTTGAGGCGTTTGAGATGACCAAGGAAGAGTTTAATATTAAATGGGGTGTGCCTGTTAAGGCCGGTGCAGCTGGCGCTCCTGCCACAACCGCAACACCTGCCACAACCGCAACACCTGGCAAGAAGCCAACGGCAGCTGAAACACCTGGCACGTTTGCTAACTTCCAATTCGTTACGGTTGAAGGTGCTGGAAATATTACAGGTCGTACGGGTGGCACTGAGTCCGAGAAGGCTAAGGAAGAACGCTATGGTGTCTTCCAGAAGCGTAAGCAGGACTACCCGGCAAGATGGGGTATTGGTGTGTACCACACTGGCGCTAAGGAGTTTCAACTTGATTTAAACTACCGTCCTACCGCTACACCTATCGACCCAGGCTCTCGTTCCAAAATCAACGATACCCTTGAGGGCTATTCTGAGGCACAGACCTTCTTGCAGGAACTTGATAACGTAGTTAACAGCACGGACGATAATGCTATCACTAACTACCTTAACCGATCTCTGTGGACTGCATCTGAATCAGCCAAGAAGACTGTCATCACTGGTGATATGATGAACCAGTTCGGTGTCGCTGCGTTCCGTCGCGCCATCGTTTCTGGTGGTAACTTCTCCGACGCTGACCGAGAATATGTCGCAAAGTTAATCACGGATATTAACTCTGCTCACATCAAGAAAGACAAGCCTTTGCTCAAAGCCCAGACAGCTGCTCTTGCTGGATTTATTGACCAAAAGTATCGCTCTACGCTCGCTGCAAATGATATGACATTTGATATCGAGACATCTAAGAAGTTCTTAACCCGTGAGGGTGACACAGCCGGCCTTGAACAACTTAAGAAAGCCGAACAGTATACCAAGGCGTTCAATGTTGATACCAAGAACAACACTAAACCAGAATACGATAACACTGGACTTCCGTCTAAACTAGACGAAATTGCTGCTGGCTTTGAAGCCTCTGGTACGGCTGAAGGTATTAAACAAGCAAAGGTTTACCGTAAAGCTGCGGCTGATAAACGTAAGGAATATGAAACCGCTGCTGAACAAGCAAAGGCTAACGTAGAACGCACCAAAACTAGATAATGGCTGACCCACTACTCCCTCCTGCTACTGGTGCTACCGTACCACCAGCGCCACCCCAGCGTACATCCCCAGCAACTCCTGCACCTGGAGAAACTGTAACTCCTGGATATGACCCCACAGGTGCTTCACCCCCGGCAGCACCGACAGACAACTTATTTGCCAAGCCTTGGTTGTACAGGGATGAAAATGGCAACTGGCTTGGTAAGGGTTCTGAGAAGGCAGAGAACATTCCCGGAAGCCCAGAGTATGAAGTAACCAAGACTGAGCGTGACCGTGATATCAACTCTTGGGTCTGGGATCGAGCAAGGGACGTGGGTCTGTATAATACAGATGCGTCTATGGCTATCTTTGGCATCCCTGCCGGAAGGTTGTCCGCAGAGTCTACGGAACGCGCCAAGCAAGTAGAAGATGCTGCTTGGGGTATCCTTAAGATTAAGCGTCCAGAAGCAGAACATAACGCACAAGTTGTAGCAGCAAAGTTAGTGCCACTTGCAAAGGCGTTTATGGATGCAGATACTCTTAAGGGCATCCGTTATCCTACTGCATACGGGATGGACGATAAGCAGTTAATTGAGTTCGTCACAAACCCAAGCAATGGTATTCCAGCTGCTATTGGCGTTGAGGTTATGTCTGAAATCGGCAATCCTGGATACCGTGAGCAGAAGGAACTGCTTGGTACTGGATTGTTATTTAACATCCGTAAGGCTCTTGCTCCTGTAGATCACCAGTTGGTTGTCGGTAAAGAGGTCTACGACGCTGGGCCAGATTACTTCAAGAGCCTAACGCAGTCTGACAAGCGTGATGCGTTTCGTGCGCTTGGACGATTCAAGGCTTCTCAAAAGACTAACCTTACTGGAGATGCTTTTAAGGCCGGTGCTTTGTTTGTGCAGGACGGGTTTGAGGCTCTTGCTGGATTTGGCGATGCCGTTAACCCCTTTAGCCGTGCTGACGAATATCTCTCTCAGCGTTACCGGGATGACCCTACATTGCGTAGCAAGGCACAACAGGTCATTACACGTGCGTCGCTGGTTACCCGTGACAAGATTAACACTCTTCGTAAAATTAACCAGACTGGTAATGCCGAATCTTTTACATATACGCTTGATAGTTACACGAACAGCACTCTTCCAGAAAACCAAGAGTTCTTATCTGCCGTTGCCGAGTTAACTGCACTCCGTGAGGATGGGGCTTTCGCTCCAGGTAAGCCATTTGAGAAGTTGGCTTCGTTTGGTTCTGGTGTTCTTAACTCGATGCGAGCCTTCAAGCACTTCACATCGGACTCTACAGACCCCAATTCGTACCTATTTATAAACGAGTTCATTGGAGACAAACAGCCCCAGAAGTCTGCCGTAGGTGGGATTGTGTCTGCTGCTAAAGCAATTCCAGCTGCATTTGATAGCACCTATTGGAACGACGCTTCCCCGGAAGACCTGGACTTAGCAATTAAAGTTTGGTCTGAGAACTACAAGAACGTCAACGGCGCTCACGACAATGTTCTTACTGAGGCATACAAGGCTCTTGGAATGCCCAACCACGCCTGGGTAGCCCGCACTGCATTTGGTGACCAACGCCTAGAGGAACAGGCTGCTATGATTTTCGATCCAATCACAATTGGAACAGGTCTTGGTGGCATCATTGCCAAGGCAGCTAAACTTACAGGCAAGGTCGCTAATGTCGCTGAAATCACAGCAAGAGGTCAAGTGCTGGCTGCTGAAGGCAAATCTATCCTTACCGAACTAAAGGCACTTAATAAAACCTTCCCTCAACCCGCCATTGAAAAGGTCATTGACGATGTATATCGCAAGACTGGTCGCACACTAACAACTGAAGAGGCTATGGTCATTGCCGTAGCCGGGACAGGTGAAGACATTCTTACGGCTGAAGGCAAGATTGCCGCTGCTGAAATCAAGGGTGTAGTACAGGGCGCTGAAATCCCTGCCGACTTAGCCAAGCGTATTGTTCAGTTAAACGCTGATGCGGTTAAGTATGCCAACGAAGGAAAGAAAGCAGTCCCAGGCACTACCGGCCCTAAGCGTTTTATCACTGGCTCTCTGGGTTACGCTGCTGGTCAAATCATCGAAACTATCCCCGGTAAAGGTCTTCGCAAGTTAGGCGAGTTTATGGGTGGTGGTGGCGCTGAACGATCTCTTGGGAAATGGGGTCTTAATCACTTGCTCAATATGCAGCCGAAGAATATGATGCGTGGAGGTGCTGTTGTCGTTGCTGGGGCTAGTTGGGCTACAATCGATGTAGTCAATGGCAAGGATTGGTACAACGGTGCTGGTCTGGCTTTGTTTGGTGGTACTGTATTATCTCGACCTGGCATCCTAACCGCTGTTGGTGGATCGATTGAGACATACGGTAAAGTTCAGAAGCGTGTGTCTAAGGCTGCATTGTTTGGTGAGCGTGTAAGCGGGTCGCCTATTATGGCTGCTCTTAACGCTGCCCGTACAGACCTTGGCAAGACTGCCGATGTCGCTGCCCGCGCCGGAATTGAATCCGAGATGGGTATGCTTCAGCGGATGGTTGATATGGGTGCTGACGTTGCCTTGCAGAATGGCTTCCACGTTGCCGTAGACCAAATCGCCCACGGTGGCACTGTCGGAATGTCTATGGCTTGGGCTAATGACAAAGCAGCTGCCGGGTCTGGCTTCGGTATTGGCGCTGCTGCATCCGTTGGTATCGCTGGGCTTGGTCGTGTCACTGAAGTCGCTAATCGCTTCGGCCCACAAAACGCTCTCCGTAGTAAAGAGGTAATTGCCAATGTCTCTGGTATCATCAACGAGATTCCAGCAGAACAGGCGGCACGTATCCGTGACTGGCTCAACTCCTCTACTGACTTCAATGACTTTATGCGTCGTGCGGATTCGTTCCGTCGAGCATACGACGCTACTGGTGGTAAGGTTGTAGCCAGTACCGCAGCGGAGATGGCTGTAGCAAACAGGACTGTTAACTTAGCGCCGAAGGAAGTAGCCCGTATCCGTGCAGAGGCTCAAACACTTTATCCTGGCGATCCCACGTCAGCCGCCCTTCACGCAGAGAAGTCTATTGCTGAACTAGAAGGTCGTGGTAAGGATGTTGCTACCCGTGATGAACTTCAGACCCGGCTCAATTCGTCCACCCGTAGGGCTGATGCTACTATCGGTGAGATTCAGAAACTGACTGAACAGATTAACGCTGAGAAGGCTATCTTGGCTAAGGCCGGTAAGACTGATTCCGTTGTACTTCAGAAACTCAACAACGCACTCAACAACGAGAACGTAAAGTTGAACGTCTACACGGCAGAAAATATGCAACTGACGGCAGAGTATTCAGAGGCTGCTCGTCGTGTTAATTCTCCTACGACATTCCGTAAGGGTGAGACTCGTACTAATGCGGCTGGCAATCCTATCACGATGGTTCGTGAAGGTATGTACATTGAGTCCGGCCCACAGGGTGGCACGATGCACTTTGATATCAGCAAGGCAGATGCGTTCACCGTAAACCACGAAGCCTGGGAAGCCCTGCTCGCCCACAATGCAGTTAGGGCTATTATGCCACAGTTGACGAAGGCTCTATGGAATAAGCCGTCTGAGGGTGGGCGCTTGTCTCCGGCAGCTCGTACTGCATTCTTTGATTCCTATTCTGCAAGTCTTTCGCTTGAAGAAGGAAAGCGTTTCCGTGATGAAATCGCCATTGCTCAGAAGGAGTTTGAGTCTACGGGCAACGGCTATAAACTTGAACGCTTTACCCGTGAGGCGATGGCTTGGTGGATGGCTACAATTGACTCTACGAAGCCTATTGGTTATGGTGGCGTAGGCAAGGCTAAGGGTCTTACCAATGTTCGTGGTGACGGTGTCTTCGATTCAATGCGTCGGATTATGGTTGGTGAACGTAGTATGTATGATGTCCTTTCAACGGACAATCTTCGTCTTGAGTTCGCTTCGATGTTCGACCCGCAGATTGGCATCTTCCCGCGCCAGTATACGGCTTCAATGGTTCAGTCCCTGCGTGAATCCGGGATGCGTTTCATCAAGCAGTCCGATGGTACTGTACGTGGTTTCTGGCTGAATAACCGTGGGGAGATTATGCGTGACCCCGTAGTCAATAGCCTGTATGATGCAGTCTATCGAATGACCAATGGGGAAGGTGGTAATAGATTCTCAGAGATGAATGTCTCTGACCTTACCCAAACTCAACAGGCTGAACTGTTTAATGCTACAGGCTTATCTTGGCTCGTAGACCCTGCCACTAACACACCGATCCCAGGTATTGCTCCTCCTGCTCCACAGGGGAAGCCTACTGCTCCTACAGGGACTCCCCCAGCTGCACCTACTGGCGCTACATACAATGGTCAGCCAGTACAGCCTGGCGTTAACCCACCGCCTCCTGCTGCTCCTACGCCTACTCGTCCTACGCCTACCCCGGCAAGCACGACTCCTGCTGGCACTCCAATCCCGCCTCCTCCACCCCCTACGGCAGCCCCAGCGACTCCGACTTATCAGCCTGTAGCGGGTACTACTCCTGCCTCTGGGACTCCATCAACCCCACAGCCGTCTGCTCCACAGCCTGTTAATCCATCTTCGATGCCTCACGTAAGCGTCGTCGTTAATGGACACGCCCAGGTGGTTATGGATGCACTTACGAATATCCCTCAAGCCCAGCGTGGTTTGACGTTCTCTACGGATACTGCCGGCCCAAGGGGTGGCTTGAAGTCTGTTATCTGGGGTAAACCAACGGCAGCTGAAATCAACGCCATCGCTCAAGCCCAAGGGCTTCCAGATACCGTCCGCAATAATATGCTGATGATGGCACAGGTTATGGCGCAAAACGGAGAGCGTCCAATTCTTACTGGTCGCTACGTCAATATCTTCTCCAACAACCCGCTGGCTACAAGCGATGTAAGAAACTTAGTAGGCAAGGACGGCTTCAGTTATGTTTCAGATCGTACATTCGTTCCTCTGTACTTTGAATCTGTGCTTCAGTACTTTGATGCGTCTAACCCGGACAAGGTAATTTCTGAAGGTCAGTTCAATAAGTTATCCGATTCCGAGAAGGGCAAATATAACGAGCGTCGCAACTTGACGGCAAAGGTCTTTAATATTGATGCGTTCCAAGAGAACAAGAACATCATCTTTACTGATGGCGTTCGTGAATACGCTAAAGATGGTTCTTTCACTTACCTTAAGGATGTAAATGGGCGCGAACTTACGCCTACCTATATCAGTGAAATCTTCCGCACCGACACGGAGTTCTTTACTTTAGCAAATGACTGGCTTCAGCACTACAATAGTGGTGGGCCGATTGACCCTACTGGCATTGCAAACCCGGTTGGTGCTATCGTAGAACCTTCCGCAATTCGTCTTGGTAATGGTGACCGCGCCCTGGGTGAATCTCGTCTGACAATCCTACGAGCTGCCTATGGGATGACAGTTCGCAATGGTCGTACTGTAGTCAACCCAACTACATTTACTACCCAAGCAATTCGTGGTCGTGCGTTCCCGTTCGAGAATCTGTCTATCTCTACGATGGCTGAACTTGTTGATACTGGTGGTAGATCGTTGATGTCGCAGGAAGCCACTACCCGTGGGCAGTTCAATATGGCGCCTGGTGCTTGGGAACTGCGTAGCAATGAATTCATTGCCGGCCTTCGCGCCAAGTTCCAAAAGGTTAACCCTAGCGCAAACCTTACTGCTACATACACACACCCCAACATCCCCAATACATATATTCACGAGTTCAATGGACGCTCGTATGATATCTATGTAGAAGGAGAAAACATCCCTAACAACGCACGAACCATTGATGAAGCAAAGAAGGCAGCACAGGCTGCTGTTATTGATGCTCAGAATATGGCTGATGCCCGTGCCTATGCCGAGAAGGTAATCAAGGCTGAGGCTGCCCGTGAAGCCCGTGAGATTGCCCTCAATAACGCAACGGCAGAAGCAGCCCGCAAGAAGGTCGAGAAAGAACGTACCAGTGCCGAAGCTGCATTGCTGAAGGAGACACAGGCTCAACAGGCTGATTGGCTTAAGATGTCCAAGATTCAAGCAGAGGCTGATGCACGGGCTACCGCAGTACACGAAAAAGAGAAGGCTCGCATTGATAAGGAGAAGGCAAAGTATGAAGCCGCCTTCCAGAAGTTGCTCGATAAAGAAGCAAAGAACCAGGCTCGCCTTGACAAGCAGAACCAAGCCGCTGAACAGAAACGCATTGATGCTGAGAAAAAGCAGTTAGAAAACGAACAGGCTCGTCTCCTTAAGGAATCCGAACAGAACGATGCAGCCGCAGAGAAACTTAAGTTTGAGCAAGAGAAGCGTGAAACTGATGCCAAGTTGCAGTCTGAACAACTCCGTCAAGATATTGAGGCTCGCTCCAAGCAAAGAGTACAGGAAGACTCCGATGCCCTTGCAGCCGCTTTACGATCTAACAGCACTGAACTGGATGTCGGAGAAATCCTTCGTAGTAGCCTAAAGGTTGACCCTGCTGGTCTTACTGTAGCCGGAGAGAACCGACTGGTTGTCCGTCGCATTATTAATCAGAAGCCTATCGTCACCCAGACGCTTACGACCCGCCAGCAGACCGGCCCTGCCGTTACACAGACCCAAGGTAATATCCTTGCAGCCCGTGCGCTTGGTTCTCCAGAGGCTGGAGCTGCTGCACCTCAAATCAACAAGTACCTAGACCAAGGGATGGTTGCTGGACAGGAAGTGATGCGAGCCATCAACGATGTCTGGAAGACCGAACTGGGCAATCAACTCCACGCTGTCTACCAAGGTCTTGATTCCCGTGGTAAGCCTAGATACCAGTACCACCTATATGGTGTCAGCGGACAGGAACTGTATCGCACCAGCGATGCCAAGGCTGTGTACGAGAACCTACTCCTCCAGGAACAGCGTCTGCGTGGCTTGACCACCAAGTCTGTACCTAAAACCGAGGAGGATAAAAACAAAGTTCAAAAGGAAGTTCTTCGACAGACTGTCAGCCCGACTTACTTGCAAAGCCAGAAGACAACCATCCAGCGCCAAGCCGACTCTGAGGCTGCTAACCGCTACCGCAACAGATGAAGTACCTGTTCTGCATTGTGTTCCTGGCTTCCTGTGTAACCACGGAGAAGCCTCCGGCATCGGCTACCGATCCAGCCAATGTTAGTAAACTGGGTGACAAGATTGATACCACTGAGGCGCGGGCGGCTGCTGCCGTTACCGTAGCGGTGGAACGGGCTGACCAGCCAGAGGTGGTAAAGGCTGAAGGTAAGGTGGCTCTAGCCTATCTTCCTGCCCCGTCTGAGGCTGACATCGCCTTTGCCCGTGAACGGGCTTCCAATGGCGATCCAGAGGCTTACAAGACGCAGATTGCCTATGCCAAGGGTCTACAGGCAGAAGTAAACAAGATGTGGGAAAAGATGGAGTCTGACAATCTACGCAATCTTGCGTATATTAAGGCTCTCAATCTACGCAACGAGCAGCTTGCCAAAGAAGTTGAGAAGGTCAAGACCGACGCTGACCGTAACTTCTGGACGATGCTTGCCGGGGGGATGTTTGTCCTTGGGGCTGTAGTCTGTGCCTTCCTATCCTGGAAGACGGGCGCTACCCTTATCTTCCTATCTACCGTGGCTGGGTCTATTCCAGTCATCCAAGGTTCTGCCTATTTTCTACCTATCGTCCTCACAGCCATTGGTATTGCCCTGTCCTTCGGACTCTGGGTTCTGTGGGACAAAGCACGAGACAAAGTAAATGAGTCCCCCTCCCCCTCCAGCCCCGACTAATCCAGAAGACTATCAAGCCATCGTCAAGGACTCGCTTATTGCAAGCGTCCTAGGTGCTGGCGGGATGGTTGCACGTATGCTCCTCAGTACCGAACCGTTGACCTTTGGCTGGATCGCCAGGCGGTTGATTGCTGCTTCTCTGATTGGGATATTCGCAGGGTTCGCCTTGCAGGAATATGTAACATCTTTGGTGATGCGTTTCGCTTGTATCGGTCTTGCCGGGGCAGCTGCCAATGAGATTATGGAAGGCGCTATCAAGTGGTTGAAGGGCCGGATTAACAAGGAAACCCAAGGCGTAACCAAAGGAAAACCCAATGGAAAAACCAAGCGAGCAAAGCGTAAACGCTGAACGTAACCTAATCTGGTCAGTAGGAATCATCCTATTCCTGTCGTGCGTTTGTGCCTTGTATACTGCCTACATTATCCAGATGACCTTGGACAGCCTGGGGTCATCCAAGACAATGGCGTTGATTATTGTCGATGGCGGTAAGTCCTTTAAGTCCGACGATGCCACCCTTGAACACGATCTGAACAGCGCCACCTTTGCTCTTCGTATTGCCGTTGAAATTGCTTATGCAATGGTGGTGTCCTCGTTGATTATGTCTGTCGGTTTGATTGTGCGGCTTGTGAAGAAGGAGTGAACAAAGTTATCATCGGTATAGATTGACGGATAAAAAAAGACGACACATAGTATGTCATCTTGAACGGGCGGGTGGGTGTTGATGTTGTGCGTGGCTCATATAAGGACGCTCCTCAAGATAGACCACCCTGTAGCCCACCAGCAGGAATGGTCGCCTATTTCAAACCAAGCATCCGACTAACAATAGGGTCGAAGGAGTAATACGGAATTCTGTAGATACATCTCGTCTTGTAGCGTTTCAAAACACGAACCTTACATATGCCCTCCTTAACCATCTTACGCGCCAATGTGGTGAACTGCTTCTTACTGCACTTCATCATCTTTATACATTCATCCCTGCTGTAGAACCCGGCAGGAACATCCTCTTCGTCGGAGTTACGGTTAACGTACTCCCGTAGAGCCTCAATTACGCTTTGTGTCTTTGCCATAGTCTTTGAGGAATGAGCGACATTGACCGTTGTTCTTAACGTCTGGCTTGAGCCACGCTTGCCATAGATCGTCTGCCGGGGCTGTGTACCGTAGGCAGTTGTCCTTGTTCGGACACATCACTTCTTTGATGAAGCCGTCACACTTGGAGATATCACTCATCGTTCTGGATGTCAAAGGTGTCGTTCTTAATGATGGCAAACTGGTGAGTAAGCATATGACGAATCATACCGTCCTTCTCCAGGACTACGGCAAAGATGTCATTGCAATACAACCCAGATGGCTGGACATACAGGAGATACCCATAGCCCAGCGGGGTCTTCACCGGGATGGGTTTATTAAACTCGTGAATCATCTTTGTAGTAGTTGATTTCAATGAAGAACTTGTCACGCATTTCTCGTGCCTTCTCCAGATCGGAACACAGTCTCTTGTTAATCCGCACACCATTCTGAGTGTACTTCACATACCAGATGCCAGTCCCGTGGGGGTTGCACAGGTTGCGATTGGGATTATCCCGTGCGCTTGTTCGTGGCATCAAGTCATAGGAAGGCTCAGAGAAGCCGGCCTTGAGTACCTCACGAAGCCTGTCCAGGTTCATACCTAGGGACTTGGCGCGTTCTTCTAGTTCGTCTGGTTCGCTCATTTGTGGAGTTCTTTGTTGGGGAAGTACCAGCCGTCACCGAAGCGGTGGGCTTGCTTGCCGATGTAGTTATCTCCATCAACCTTGAAGTACATAAACCCGTTCTGCCAGCGTAGGCTGCCCGGCATCCGAAACGCATAGTCAGTATCCTCCTGTCGTCCGGCCCAGCCACAGAGCCAAGCTGCACCGCCATCAAAGGCTTCGATGTTTAACTGCTCAAGGCGATGTAGGTGACCCATACAGAAGCCACCGCCAGGCACACCGAAGATGCGAGCGTCCTTGAGCAAGGCATTCTGACCGTGGGAGAAGCCGTGGATGAAAGTGAGAGGGCCGATACGCACACGACCCTTCTTCACGCTATAGGGCTTGATGACCTTGCAGCCGACATCACGAAGCGTCCGCATCATAAGGTCTTGGAGTTTCTGCATATCGTCCTTGTCCTTGATAGAGTCCGTGCTGTGGATGATTTGCCGGATTCTGTCGTCGTGGTTTCCGAATAGGAAATGGGTAGGCTTGTATCGCTTAATCCAATTGATGCCTGCCTGGAGATCGTCCTCAAGCCCTTGCTTGGCTTCAGAGGATGACTTGTCTACCCCGCGCCTAGCCCATCGGAAGTCCCAGTTGTCCCCTAGGTGAACCCGGTACTTGGGCTTCACGGTGGAGACGAACTCCATAATGGCATCGAGCGTATCCTCGCAAGCAAGGTCACCGTGGTTGTCGCCCATAGCGACGATGTCGTATTGTTCACTCATTTTGTTTTTCGGGTATAGGAGATGCCAAGTTTGCAGACCTTGTTTACAGATCGTACAGAATTGTAACTGAATCCGTGCTTCCTTGCAATCTGAGCCATTGTTAATCCAGACTGGGATTCGTAGATAACCATCAGTTTGACGTGTCCATATAAGGCACGGTTGTTGTGTCGCTTGAAGACAAGTCCAGATCGTTTAGCGCCACCATAGGCAGAGGCATAGGTGATGCCGTAGTGTTTAGCTGCCTCCAGGAGAGTCATCCCTTTGGCGTGGGCTTCGTGGATTGCTTCCTTGGTCTTACCATAGCCAAGGGTATTTGTGCCGGAGGAACTCACGACTGCTTGCCTTCCTTGGCGGCGAGCCAATCCTTTGCAATACTCACATAAGGTGGATACGGCATATTAGCAGAGGCTTTTTTTAGCATCAAATCCCCTGCCCGTTTAAGGCTTTCGACCTCGGCCTTGAGGCGGGCGTAGTCCTCGTATTCGACATACTTGCCGTCTTTGTCTTCAATCATACCAGCGTCTGGATAGCAGTATCTCGCACCAGTCACATCGGTAAACGACTTGGAGTAGA